TTTAATATCTCTACCTCCTACAATATCAGTATAATCACCAATTTCCTCATCAGCAGCCATATTCAAGAATTCTTGATATACTTCCTTACCAAATTGCCACAATTTAACTCCTTCGTCTTCTTGACCTCTAACAATAATAGGAGCAAAAGTACGAACTTTAGCATCTAGCTTTTTAGCTAATCTCCAATTTTCTTTGTCATTAGTTCCACGAAGTTGTTTTGCAAACTCCATAATTGGATCTTTTTCACCCCAATTTTTAGGTGATGCCATTACACGCTTACTACCAATTCCGTAGTAAAACATCATTTCCGTAAATGGGTTTGCTTTGTTAAATTTAGAAGGAACAACACGAATGAGTTGTTTACCTACTGAAGGTTTCCAAAAGAGGTTTTTATTACCTCCACCACTGTTATTTGATTGCTTGTTCAGTGAGTCCAAGCGTTGTTTGATTACATTCAAATCCATAATATAACTTATTTTTATTTATTGATAACTAATATACGAACTGTAGTTGGGGATGCCAAACTATAATTCAATAATTTTAAAAATCTTTGTGTTTAGTTGCTTTATCTCATTATGCTGAGTAAGGAGTATACAATTTCTATAATGTTGCCAATCTACTCTAAATTTAGGATCTACAATACCACCATTTAATCCTTTAATTAATTCATTTAAAGCATTAATAGTGTATAAAGTATTAGAGTCTTTTTTACGATGGACTAAAATTGTATTTGAGGGAATATCACTTACATTGCCCTGTTCTACGTTGTATGTAACAACATATTCATCATTGCTCTTAATATGAAGAACAAACATCTTATTATACATTATACTATATCTAGAAGAAAGATCTTCTATTAAAGAATCCAAATTCTCTAAAGTAGTGAATGTGCAAAATAACTTATTATTCAAATCATTAATATTTACAGGGGTATCGAAATCGTATTGTCCTGTATACATATGATTGCTATTTTGTAAAATCGTAGGTGCTTCCATAACTTATCTTTGTAGTTAATTTATAACTTTTTATTATTTTATTAATTTCTTTTACTATATTTTTTTCTTCCTTACTTAGATCTAATAAAAACGCATCATAAGTATACAATACTAATTTTGTTTTTTTACCTCTTAGCAATTTTAATATATCCCATAATATACAAACGTTAGTTGATGTTTCCAAGTTTTGAAGAACATAATTCAACAACTTTTGCGGCTTCATATCTTGTGTGTCTTCTTTCCTAAGTATATACCCCGATTGAGGCATTTTAATCCAACCTTGATGTTGAAAAGTATCCCACAAATCATCCGTATATGCTTGTACCATTTTAAAAAACTCCAGATCTTTATATTTATCAAATACTCCTCCGTATAGTTGTTTAAATGTCAATTCCTTTGCTTTTTTATAATCCACACCATACATTTCAGCAAATGATTGGTGAATATCTTCCTCTTTAAATTCATAACCAATTTGATTAGCTAATAATGAAGGGTGGTATGCACTAATGTCTAATTCAAGTAATAAATCATTTCTAGGTATAAAGCATTTTCTCGATCCATTTTCTTTATTAAGAGCCGCATAATTAACTCCATTAAATGTATTTGATGGTCTAGTTGTAAGTGTTTTTAGATTATATTGAGTGTAAGTATAATCATCTTCAATTGGGTGGAATTGTTCTTCAAATAATTTTTTATCAACTTTAAGTCCATTAGCTTCAATAGCGGAGAAAACTATTGATGATCGTTGATTAAACCACTGGCAATAATCATCCTTGCAATCTACATTAAATACCCCCAAGTCACTAAAAATTGTCTCACAATATTCATAGTGTTTTACTACCGGAATAATGCGGTTTACATCTGCTTTATTACTATGGTGTTGATAGAAGTATTTGTAAGTTTGTGGTTGTTCTGGTATATACGTATTATGTGTGGGTTGAATGTCGAAAAGAGCTTTTAAGGGAAGATATTGTAATGATAATTTTTTATTTCTTACATATATTTTTTCTATCTTACTTAACTCTTTAATTACAACGTGTAAATCCAATGATAAAGTTTCACTATGGTTAATACATAACATATAACCTTTATGCGCGTTTAATGGGCGTAAATATAACAATGATACGTTGTCAAGGATAGGATGAGTGTTGAAATTGTTAGGTATAACCTCTAAAAACACTTCATTAAAACCTTGACAACTAAAATCTTTAAATTGTTCGTTATCTTCTATTAGCCAAAACATAGGCCTAATATACGAAAATATAATTTATACTCCTAACTAGGTTTAAAAAATTGAGAATAATTTTTAAAGTATTTTACTAGACCCTTAAATCTATTTTGTTTTTCGTATTGTGAAACTACATCAAAATTAATTTTTGATACTTCGCTTATAGAAGTACCTGTTAAAGTCCAAGTTATTTTAAAAGGTGTGTATAGTGAAAACAATAAAGAAGGATCAGAACTGCTTAAACCTTCAAAAGTATCTTTATTTATTTCAATATAAATATTTTGATTTGTTCTTTTACATAAATACCTTGTGAATGCCCCTAAATTATAATCTTTTTCTGTTGGAGTAGGTAAAAAATAAGATGGTAGAGATTTAATTATAGGATTATTAATATCTATCCCTCTTGCCAAATCATATGCTTTTACAGTCTTATAATTATAATTTAGATTATTTACTTGATTTTTATCTTCAACACTTAATATTGAAACTACAGAATTATCAGTAAGAGGGGAAGCAGTTAATTTAATTAATTCTTCATAAGGAATATCTTGAGGATTTTTTTTAGTATAATATTTTCCTGATGATGTAGACCAATAAGGGCCTTGATAATTTTGATTTGTAGATAATAAGACAAATTCACCCCCATTAGTGTATAAATTAGTTTTTATTTGTGATTGAGGAAAATACATTATTAAAGACGTGAATTTTGAAGATTATTTTTTACCACATTCTCCTTAATAACTAAATTATCATCATCATCTACAGATGTTATTGTTAAAGAATCAATTTTAGTTTTCCAACCATTAGCATTAACTGTATGAGTTAATCCTTTACATATAAATGATAGGGTTTTTGGGTATGAAGGGGGAAGTATTTCTGTAGTTATATAAAATTTTTCATATATTCTTAACCCTGAAAAACCATCCATATCTAAATTCATACTAAAAGGAATAAATCCTTGAGAACTAGGGGTTTGTAATTTTGTTAAAGTAGTTTTAGAATATTTATTAAAATTAGCATTTAAAGATTGAGCAGTTGATTGGACGTCACCACTAGGCATTATTCCTTTACTGTAAAATGAAGGAATTAATGCTGATGGTTTATTTAAAGATATAATACTATTTCTAAATAATTTACCAGGTTCACTAGCTTGTTTAACAGTAGATTGAAGTCCAGTTTTACTTAATTTACTAGGAGTTACACTATCCCTTAAACCTGCATTCCACCTACTAAAAGATGTTGAATCAACAACATCAGAGGAGGATTGTGCTTGGGCACCTATTGAAATCATTGTTGCAAATTTATTAGATAAAGTAGTAGTCATACTTACATTATTAATAAATGAAGCATTTTCTAATTTAGGTTTAAAACCATTAACATTAAATAACATTCTTTGGTCTGTGGGAACTTTAGTTTTAGTAGCTACTTTAGGATCTAAAGGAACATCATCTCTAAAAACAACTTCATTTTCATCATGATCATAAGTTACTGAAAATTTATTAATACTTCCTAAAGCTTCTTGAATACCATACATTATTTGTTCTAAAAACTTTAATAAAGGTACAGAATTGTTTGTTGTTACTTGTTGTAAAACCTTGCCAATATAATGTATATTAACTGGAATATCTAACATACTAGCAACATATGCACTTTCTTTTAATCTAAAACCACAACCTTTTAAAACATTAAAAAAATAAGCGATTTGATCCTCCGACTCACTTGAATTAGGAAATATAAATGGAATTAAACAAACATTAGGATCTGCTGAAAATTGGGTAGGTTGAGTATACATATAATTTTCTCCATCTAAATCAAAATTTAAAATTGGATTTAGAGTAAAATACTTACTTTCATCTGTAATTCCTGCTAATTCTTGGTTTTTATTAAATCTTTTTTTAAAATCTATGTCGAGAATTGCTTTGTTCGAAGCTATAATAGCTGCTTTTTGTATTTCATTTGCAGCAGAATTAGGATCTTTTAGATCTCCGCCATTATATATTAAAAGTTCATCTTCAATAAACTTTAATAATTTTCTTAACGACATATATTGGTAAGGAGCATTCTTACTAAGATAATATTTTCCTCCTAAACTATTCCCTGATATTCCATCTGTTACTTCTCTTTGAACTAAAGGTTGTATCATTACTAAATCTTGATTAGAAATAAGTTTTTTATCAGCATCATCAGAAACTGCTAATGTCGAAAATACTCTAATAGTTCGATTATCTTTTGTGCTTGTTTTAACTTTTTCATCATATGTATTAAAATTTTTCTTTAAAAAATTATAATTATCATATAAAAATTTATTTAATCTAGATCTATCTCTATTAGTTAACAATACATCAGGTCCTGGTTCTTCTGGTGCTACTTGATTTGCAGGTGGTTTAAGAGTAAACCTAGACATTGTGGAGGAATATTTGGTTTTGTTCTTTTTAAATTCGTCTACTTCATCTTTAAAACTAGGATCAGTTGCAACAGGATTCATTCTCCACTGAGCAAACGTACCTGTACCAGTATTTTCTTCATCAAAACGATTTCTCCAATACTCTAGGTAACGTTTAGGATTTTTTACTTTTGCATCCCATTCAATTTTATTTTTACCTTTTCCTTTATAACATGAAATATATTCAAATGCACTATCATCTGAATATGATGACTGGGCAGGTTTGATTATTTTAGGGGTAGAATTAACAACTGAAGTAACATGATCAATTGTTAAAGATTCAATTATATCACCCGTAGATATTGCTTTTACTTCTATATTATATGATCCATCAGGATTTAAACTCCAAACAAAATTAGTTATTTTTCCGTAAAAACCATCATAATTACCTTCAGTAAATCCTGAATCTTCTCCATTCTGATCAAATTCATTAGTTAATCCATTTCCTCTTTCTCTTTTTATTGCTTTTAGGATATCATCCTGACCACCACCCCCATTACCCTCTAAAAACTCATTTAATAATAAGAAAGGTTTTGTATTAAAATTAGCAGTATTATATTTAGGTTTTTCAGGAGTGCCTGTATAATACGTTGTATGCCCCCATTCTATTAAAAGAGTATAACCAGGACGCATAAATAAAGCATCTAAAGCTGCAAATTGTTTTCTATTATAAGCTTTAACCTTAAAAGAAGCTCTTCTTAAAGAACCTCTATTATATGTAGAAATTGTTAAATCTGAAATACCGGGCATAGGTACAAGACCTCTTTCACTATCATATTCAAATCCATAGACCGAATTATTTGGTTGTTGACCATTATATACCCCAGCATTTGTTTTTTGGTCATATGTTGTATTACCATTTTTATCAGTTTGTGATTCTAACCCAACAGTACCATTAAATAAAACATATTCTTGGGCTAGTTTTCCACCACCAAAATTTTCTCTTTCTGTTAATTCTTTTGCTTTTTCATCAGTTACTGTAACTGCAGAAATAGCTCTAATCCAAGCAGTTTTATTGGTTTGCCAGGATAACATTTCTGGGGATTTGTTTTGGAGGCCTAATAATTGTTGTCTTAAATCAACTTGGTTTTTTGCCCATAAATCAGGATTGTTACCTATAATATTTGCCATAATTTAAAACCTATTTATATTTGTATACTCTCTTAAAATTGATGAAATATTTATTGGAATTCTTATTTGAGACCCTGCTGGGGGGAAGATAGAAGTTGGAGGTATGGTAGGATTTGCACTTGCAATTATCCACCATAAACTAGAATCATTATAATATTGGTTCGCTAATAAATCATACCTATCTCTATCATCTGTTATAACATATATATCTGTATCCGATAAAGGAATTGTTGGGTAAAAATTAGTAGTATAATAACGTTTACCTTTTTCTGTATTAAATATTGTTATGTCTTTATATCTATTCATTTATAGGAATTGGTCTGGGGATAATACGCTATCTAATATTGCTTGTTCTTGAGCTGCAATTTGATCATTAGTTAGTGCTTTTGGAATAATATCATCTGCAGGATCATATCCAATAAATTTAGAACCTTTTTGAGGTACAAAATTATGAATCGGGGTGAATGAAAATCCACTAACTTGGAGAACATGAGGAAGTTGTGCTATTTTATCTTCTCTTTTTAATAATTTATTTCTATTATTATATTCTCCTAAAGGATTACCATTTAATTTTTTAGCAATTTCCCAACTAGATCGTTCAAATCCTCCAATTGATATTCCTTTAAGAACACCAGGAACATCCCTTAAATAATCCCCTACTGTTAAATATATTAAATTACCTCTCATAAAACCTTCTTCACTATAATCTGGGGCTGTTAAAGATGCCAGATAATTAAGTTTTTCATATAATGGGAATTGTTCTTGTCTTGATTGGACTGCAACTGTAAAACCCATATTAATTTCTCTACCAAAACCTCCATAAGTTTTAAAATTTTCACCTCTACCAACGTATTTAACATCGCTCCATTGAGCACTAAATGAATCACTAAATGAATCTATGAAAGCTCTAAAAGTAATCCAAGTTCTTTCTGAAGGATTATCATTATTTACAACAGATATTCTAAATTTAATAAAATCACTATCTTGAACATCTTTAGCAACTGTAGAGGAATTGTATAGAGGCTTCATAGCCATTCTATCTGCAGTATCTCCTATTTGAACTCCTGGGGTGCTTTTATCATAAACAACATTATAAAGTTCTTTACCATCTTTTACTCCTCTTTTTCTTCTAATACGAGAACCAATTGGATTTCCTAATAAAGTACCTTTTAATGTATTATTAGTACCAATAGCTACTTTACCTATACCATAAACATCATTTTCACCTGGTTGGAGTTTAGTAGATGATCTTAAATCTGTAGGGCCAGGAAAAGGTTGAGAGAAAATATCTCTTAAATTAGGATTTAAGAATGCAGGAATGTGTCCTATCCCAATTCCTGTTGCTGCTGTTTGAAGAGGTATTGCTAATGGATTCCAAACTTGCATGGGATCAGCAAGCAATCCTTGTGCTAAAGCTACAGCATTAAAAGATAATCCTACATTGGTTTTAGTGTAAAGTTTTAATAATCTTTCTACATCATCTACTGCTGCTCCTACTCTTAATAAACCCCCTCTAATTCCAAATTCATTACTAGATGTAAATCCTTGTATTCCCTGATCTTCATCTTCATTTGAGGGGATTAAAGGGTCAACACCATTTGGGAAAGCAGCAAAAGCCCCTCTAGCATCAGCTGATGAGCCATTACCAGGGCGGTCATTACCGAATCTTAATGATTTAAGATTAGTTTTTAAGTCTATTAAGGGCATATATTAGTTTTTATCCTGGAGGGTTATCTAAATATTTTTCTGGTGGGTTTGCTGGTTCGAGATTTGTTGTAAAAGGGTAAATATTCTCCTTTGTAAAAGGTGGACTGATTTGAGCAGCCTCAATATTTGGTTTTGGGGTTCTACCATCAACATAACTCAATGGAGAGCCTGTGGTTTCTAGTTTTTTAATTAATGATTTTGCCATGATTATTTATTTTAATTTATATTATTTTGTTATACATATTATATTATTGCATTCTATAACTACTAGCAGCCATAGCAGTTCCTACTTTTTGACCATCTAATACTACATCACCACCTTTTTCTACAGCTGTTATTAATCTTTCTAGTAATTTAACTACTTTTTCATCACCTTTACCACCTCCAAATAGATTAGTACCTGCAATTACACTATCATTTTTATTTAATTGAATTGTACCTTGTTCACCTTGCATTACAATCCCACCTTTAGGATTTATAATACCATCATTTACTTTTTTCTGTTTTCCTAAAGCATATTTTCCAAGACCTTTAAAAGCTTTATCTGGGACTAAATCAACCAAGTTATTTACTAACCATCTAAGAGGAGAAATACCAAACATATCAAGTATAAAATCTGCTCCCATTAATAATGTCCCTACACCTGGGATGAAATTTAAAGCTGCTTGTGCTATTGGATATGCACCTTTTTGAACTATTCTTTTACCTAACTTACCAGTATCAACTGATTTTCCTTCAGCTCGTTGCATTTTAGCTATTCCAATTTCATTTTGTATATCCATAAAACCAGCAACAGCTGCTAGGGCAGGCCCTGCTAGTTTACTCATTCCTTTTGCTATCCCACTTCCTACTTTTGATTTTAACATTTTTACAGGATTTAGTTTTGATAAGCCTTTACCAACATATTTTACAGCTGATTTACCAGCATTATATACTTTTCCTGCAACATTAGCTATTCCTTTACCTGCTCTTGATAAACCTTTTTTTACAGAATTAAATGCCCTTGAAAAGAAATTTCCTCCACCTTTTGCAGCTTTAGCAGCCTTAGCACCACCACCACCACTAGAAAATACTTTTGATAAACCTGATTTAATGTTTTTAAAGACATTTCCAAATCCTGATTTAATTGAGCTTCCTAAACCTTTAAACATACTTCCTAAACCTCCAAGTAATGATCCAAATTTTCCAAATTTACCCATTAACTGGCCTATTACTTTACCAAACCCACTACCCTTCATTCTTAAAGCTCTAAACATTACTTTAGGTTTAGTAAGTAAAGTTTTAAATTGTTTTAAAATTGAGGCTTTACCTTTCCCACCAATTATATCCCCTACATCCATGGTATTAGCCATTTTAACGGTCATTGGGTTCATATCTGTACCTAAATCTATTCCCATTGCAGCCTTTGCACCTTGTTTATTACCCATTAAGAAATCAAACCCACCACTAAGCACATTTTTTATATTTTCAGCACCAACTAATTTAACTGTAGCAACAGCCCCGGCAGTTAATCCTACTAACCATGGGTGTTCTTTTGTAAAATTTGCAATAGTTTTAACTATTTCTTTAAGACCTTTTAAGGCAGACTTAACATAATCTGGAAGTTTTTTTAGGAATTCTTTCCCTTCTTTACTCATTAAAAAATCAGCCATAGGTTTAATTACCTCTTCACTAATAGCGTCATTTACTACTTTTTTAGTTTTAATCCATGCATCATTAATTGCGTGGACAGATTCTTTTAATTCATAATAAACTGATATATTTGCTTCTGCTGCTCTTCTTGCTCTATTTTCTGCATCTTCTCTTAATGATACTTGTGAAGTCATAGCAGCAATACCTTTTTCTTGGTCTTTAACTAAGTTTTTACCATTAGCTTCCATATCCTTTTGACCACTTAACATATTGGACATTTCATCGGTACTCATACCTGCCGCTTTGGCTAATGCTTCTTGTTGTATAACGTTCATAGACATGAACTCAGCAGCGCCTCCTACTTGTTCTGCTATTAATTTAGCAGCACCAATATTATCACCTTTTAAAGCTAAAGCTCTAGCTTCTTCTAAGTTTAACTGTTTACCAGTTAATAATTCAGCTTCCATTTCAGCAGCAATAGAATCTTCAAAATTTAAGAGAGATGAAGCCATATCTCTTGCTTTTTGCATGTTTATACCTAATGATTTGGATTGTGCTACTGCTTTTACTAATGCAGGACCTTGACCTGCAAATTGTAGTTTGACATATGCTGATTGATCTGCAGATTCTTCTAACAAATCTCTTTGGGTCATTGCAAGCTTATTATTTTTAATGGCAGAGCCTGCTGTTTTTGCCATTTGAGATACTAATGTACCTGCATCTTCTCCACTTTTTTTAGCGAATTTTTGGAATTTTGCTAATGATTCAGCTGACATTCCTGCCATAGTATTTAATTTAACAAATACTCTTGCTGTGTTTGTACTAAGTTTTTCAGTTGAACCCATTGCTGACATAATGCCTTCAATAGATTTTTTAGAGGCAGCTGTAGTAGGACCCATACCTGCAACTGAACCTGCTAGGCTATTTGCTGCTTTTTGAGATATACCTAGTGACCTAGCCATACTTACATTTTCCTCACTAATGTTAAAAGCAGCTTGTTCCCCTTGTTTATAAGCGTCTGTAACAAAAGAGATTGCGGATTTCATAGCTTTTATAGCTACACCTGCTAAAACTAAAGGATCTGTTAAATTTCGAATAATTGCTTTACCTACTACTTTAAGAGCAGCACCCATTGTTTTAAATTTACCTACAAGCCCTAATGACTTTTTATCAGAAACTCCTAAGGCTTTTGCTTTTTCAACAGCAGCCTGTTTAGCTTCTTCCATAACATCTCCTATTCCACTAAAACCTATTTTTTGAGCTGCGGCACCTATACCTTTTAAAGCCATACCTGTTAATCCTATACTTTTATTAATATTTTTGGATAAACTATTAGCTTTTTCAAGTTCTTTAACATAAGCATCATTAGTTGCTTTAACTTTTTTTAATTCTGCTTCTAATGCTTTTGTATCTTTTACTCCATTTCTTCTAGCTATTTCAATTTGAGTTTCTATAGAAGAAATTTTAGCGGTTCGTGTTTGAATTTCTTTAGTAAGATCTTTTAGATTAAAAGCACCTTGACTAGCTTTTTCAAAACTAGTAGCTAAACCTTTAGAAACTTTTGATAAAGAATTTAATGAGGATTGGACATCCTTGGCCATGGTTTTAGAAACATCACTACCTTCATTTAATGCCTGTTGGAAAATATCTCCAATTTGAGAAGATATAGATCTTAAAGCATCTTCAATTATTACAGCACTCTCTTGAGCTTGTTTTTTGATGTCACCAGTTTTATCTGCCATTGAATATAATATTATATGTTATAAATATGAAAAGGCATCATTTTTTTGATGCCTTTGTCACATAACTAGGAGTTTTTGAATCTTTTTTAGATGCTACAGCCCCTGCTTTTCTCATATTTGCTATAGATTCTTCTACTGATGATTTTGAATTTTCTTCACTTTGTTCTTTATAGAATTTACTTATAGAACTATATGTAAAATTTCTAAGCCATATAGGCATATTATACACAGTATGGAAGTCATATCCCCCTTTACCATGAAATACTATATCATGGAGTTGTTGGAATAAATTACTTCTATACTGTTTAGCTTGATCATGCGTCAGGGAAAAAAAAGTTAATACCGATGGGTACCTCCATTTCCCTTTCTTCACCATTAACGGTTATTGTTGTTTCTAAATCAATATCAGGTTGTATATCTTTCATATATTCCCTAAGTGCCCGAGAATCTCGGGCTAAAAGATAGTTATCTACAAAATCTCTAATTGTTTTAGGTGTATCATCACCTTCAACAGATACAATTAAATGTTTCATTCTGGTAGATAATTCAGCTGAACTTAATTTATTAACTTTTTTAAGTCCTTTAATTTCTCTATCTATTTTATTTTCAGTATGACCATCCATTAATTTAAATGTAACATTTGTACCTGTATGAGGTAAAGTAAATGGAAATTCATTTTGACCCTGGACAAATAAACTTTCATTGATTTCTTTATTTTCTAATAAAGATAAATCAACTACACAATCATCACCTTCTAATTCAAATTCATAATCTTTACCGTATCCTAAAACACGGGAAGCAATTAATATTGCATTTTTATCACCTAAGAAAAGATCATTGAAATTTACTTTTGTAATAATTAAAGATTGAAGAAGTTTATCCAATACTGTACCATTATTAATAAAGTTTTGATTTGTAAGAATATCTTCTTCCTTAGCGGTCATATATTTCATTTCAATTTCTCCACTAGCTAAAGGATGATCTTTTGGATAAAGTAAACCTTTAGAAGGTAATTTTATAGTTTCTGTAGGAAACTTATGTTGAACTGGTTGGGAAGTAGCAACAGGAGGGGTTGGTGCCTGTGGTTGTTGTACTTCGGGGTTTGTAGGATTTTCCATAAATTTTTATTTGTTATAACTTAATTATCATATATAAATATGAATATAAAAAGGGAGTTTGACATAGCCAAGCTCCCTTTAAAAATAATTGCAAAATTGTATTAGTAATTCAATACACAGTAATCCATACCAATAGTAACTGTTAAGTTTTGAGCTGCTGCTTCATTATCCCAGTTATATTCTCCGAATTCTGCGGCTTTAACAAAAGCACCTTTAATAATCCATTCAGAAACGATATCACCTACAGGACCTAAAACATCAATAGTTAAATCTTTTTTGTAGAAATCAGAATAACCATTTCTACCTGTTACAGATTCATGATGTAGACGAACCCACTCCATTACGGCTTGTGCTCCTGAAGGAGTGATTGGATCAAACATAGTCATTGTCAAATCATTCCATTTTAATTTACCCTTAACTTTTCTATATGTGTTGATATGATTAAGAACAATTTCTTCCTGCGAGAACCCGACTGATGAAATACCCTTAATTGTATACGATGGAATACCGTCTACATACATGATAAATCGATTCTGTACTTTTGGTTCAAAAGCTGTGAAAAATATTTCGTTTGGATCTATTACTGCCATTTTGCTTTATATTATGTTGTTTTGTTATAAATATTAAATTTTTCTTTCTTTATGCTGGGAAAGTAGCTCCAGTTGGTAAAACATTGAAATCTAAGTAAATGAATTCAGCTGTTTTAGTTGGTTGTAGATAAAT